CTGAGGTCCGCAGTGCTTGGCTCCGGCTTCAGCGAATCGAAGATGCCGAATATGCCGCCGCACTATCTGCTGTAAAGTCGGCACGGCAAAAACTCGAAACAGCAGAAGCAGAACTGGATGCAGCATCGAACGAGTACCGCATCGCCATCGAGGAGATGCGCCTGGAGAGGGCGTACCTGCTCTCTAAAGGGGGGGAAGATGACTGAAATGACGCTTCGCTACATGACCAGCTTGAAGATGTGGCGTTGCTGTTGCTGCGGTCGTTACATTTTCCCCGGAACGGGATTTTTCTATATCGTCGGTACTGGCATGAGTCTTTGCCATCAATGTGCGACGCCCAAGCGGGAGGTGGCAGCATGAGCAATTCCAACGAAACGAACGCCTTGGCAACAATTCCCCTGGCCATTCAGACTCGGGCGGCCGCCGTCCCTAGGGAGCAGGCGGAGGCACTCCTACCAGCGATCCAGGCCGTATGGCCGAAAGATGTTGCTGCTGATCCAGTCCTCCAGCGGATGGTGGCCAGGATCGCACTGGCATACGGGCTCGATCCGCTCATGGGCGAGCTGACCGTCTATCAGGGCAAGCCCTACGTCACCATCGAAGGGCGCATGCGCAAGGCCCAGGAGCACGAGCAGTATCGGGGACTGGAGTGTCGGCCGGCCACCGAGGAGGAGCGCCAGGCATTCCGCTGCGGCCCCGACGATCACCTATGGCGGTGCGAGGTCTATCGCGCCGATTGGCCGAAGCCGGCGGTGGGATGGGGCCGAGTCAATCCAAAATGGGAAAAAGAGAACTACGTAGCGAAACTTCATCCGCAGCTCATGGCCGAGAAACGGGCGAAGGCGAGGGCGCTACGTGATGCATTTTCAATCCCGCTTCCGAGTGCTGAGGATGCGGAGGACTACTCTGGCCCCCCGCAGTATGTGGATGCTACTACCGGCGAGATTAGCGACACGCGACCTGGTGGCATGCTGGCGACGCAGGGGCAGATAGCTGCAATCCATGCACTCTGTAAATCGCTCGGAATCTCGGATGACGAACGCCACAGACACTACGCGGCGATGTTCCAGAAAACAGCAACGAACGAGCTAACGGAGGGCGAGGCGGCCGCGTATCTGGAGTTCCTGGCTGCCGTGGAGGCAGAAGAGGAGGCCAAGCGGCCGGAGGTCATCGAGGCCAAGCTGAGGGAGTCGGCATACTACGTACCAGATGCCAACGGCACGGCGCGCGCCAAATACGCGACTGTGCCGGGTTGGGTAACCCCGAAGTCGATCTCTCCTGATGAGCCAACCGAGGCCGAATACACCGAGGTTCAGGCCAACGCTGAGAACGAGGGGGAACCGCCGGAGGGCGAACCAGCACAGCTTACCCGCCAGGACGAGATCATAGCGGGCTACGTCGGCATGGTTGCCGAGATCGAGGAGATGGGTGCCGGGGATCTGACGGCCAAGGAGCGCAAACCGCGTGACGCCAAGGTTCGGGACGCTATCTTGAGCCTGCCCGGTTTCGACACTGAGAAGTTGGCGATTGTGCTTGAGCAGTTGACGGGCAAACGCATTGTCTCGGAAGTTTCGGCTGCTCAGCTAATGGCACTAGAGAAGATTATTCGCAACAAGCGGACCGAAGTCTTCGCGGAATTAGTCTGAACCCAAGCCCGGATTCCCCGTGTGGAGTCCGGGCTCCCTTTCGCGCATTAGCAACTTTCGTGTAGATGGCACCGCTGCGAAAGCGGAGCCTGGACAAGGAGGTTTCTATGTCAGGTGACCTCGTAGCATGCGACTTTTTCAAGCCATCGCGGAATGGCTACCTCTGCCAGATCCGCTCCGATCCCGAAACCATGGAGTGCAAACCCGCCGAGTGTCTGATCGGGATAGGGGGGACCTGCCCATGGTCGGTGCTCCGGGAGCGAGAGATCCGCCGGCGCGAGGCAGCCAACCGGATGGCGGAGCTGGAGGCGAGGACGCGCGCACACAACGCAATCGAGTACGCGAGGCGGCAGTTGGCGCTACTGAGAGCGGCGTTCGGAAGGAGAGCAGCGTGAACAGACCGTTCAACTGCATGAAGTGCGAGATTCGGAGCCGGCCTTGGTGCCCGAGGAGGGAGCGAGAGCATGATGACTGAACTGCTCGCGTGCCTGCAACAGGGAGCACTGCTCTGGCTCGCCATTGCGTTTGGGCTGGTGCTCTGGCTACCCGACTTCCTGCTGGGCCGGATCGAACGGCGGCGGGAGACCAGGGCGCGGCTGCGACGGCTGGAGGTGGCGGAGAGTTATTGGCGCGAGGGCCTGATGGTTTGGCTGTCTCCTGACACCCGCGAGACGTTATCGATGGACGTGTCGAGCATTTGCCGCCAGATCGAGATGGAGCGCCAGGCCAGGACGGAGATACCAGCGGTGTTCCGACGGGCGTTTGAGGAGAAGGAGAAGGCACCGTGGAACGCCGAGATGGGCGGCTCGACTGGACCGGCATCATGAGGTGCCTCCCTGAACGGTTCGTCTGGCCTGCACCTACAACAACAGCAGTTGGATTGGCTATCTGCACCGAGTAGCTCAGAACATGCTGGACGATGAATAATTGAGGTGTCCATGAGCAGGAGACGATACATCAGCTCGAACATCAGTCTGGATCGTCGGGTCAACCAGTTAGCGATCGAATGCGGCGACTTCGCAGCGCTGCTTTATACCTGGATGATCCCTCATGCGGAGGACGACTGCTCGATTACCGCCGACCCAGGGGAGATTCTGGTCCTCGTCATGCCCTGGCGGCGGGACAAATCGGAGCTCGACGTGCAGGCGGCTCTGGACGGCATGGTCCGGCTCGGCCTGCTCGAGCGATGCGAGGACCCGACCCGCCTCCGATTCCCGCCATCATCGTTCTACCGCTACCAGGCATACATCGGCGAGTCGCGGCGCATTCCGGCCCCGGCAGCACCACAGCCCGCGCCAGATGCAGCGCCGACGCCACCATCGGTTGACGGCGCGCCAGAATGCGCCGATTTGCGCCAAAATGCGCCAAAAGTCGCGCAAAACCGCGCCTCCGTTTCCTCTTCCGTTTCCATTTCCGATTCCGTTATCCCCTCCGGGGGTTCGCGCGTCGCTGACGCGGACGCGCCGGCGCCACAGGAAGAGCTCGAAAAATCAGCCAAAAAGCCACGGGATAACCCCAAGCGCCCCCATGGTGGTCCCGACCTCGCGCCCCTGGTGGATGCATTCCGTGCTGCGGGGCTCCCCGACCCGTTTCTGGAACGCGGGGAGGGCAAGGCAGCTCAGATCCTCCTTCGCCACATCCCGCCGGAGGATATAGCTGCATGCTGGCAGGACTATGCCAGCGGCATCTACGGGGATGATTGGGAGCGCCGGAATTTGTCGTTTGCCATGCTCGCCAACAACCAGCGGGCGATGAACTGGCGACGCTGGCGAGATAACGGGCGAATGGAGGGATGCACCGATGCCAAAAGCGGCTATTCGCAACGCAGTCACATCTAGTAGATCATGGTCCAAATTGGCAACCAGTTTACATCTGCCGGATCGCACAACCACAACTGAAAACAACGAACCGGATGAACACTACGTACCTGACGGCGGACCATATTGCGCCACGTGCCGCGGTGCTCGATTGTTGCGGCTCGACCGGCCGGTTGGCCATCCCGAATTCGGCAAAGTTGTGCGTTGTCCAGACTGTATAGATGCACAGCGGACCGTTCGGCTGAATCATCTGGCCAACATGGCCGGACTATCCGACCAGCAACGTCGAGTCACATTTGCATTACTGAAACCTGTTAGGGGGATGCAGGCTGCTGTTGGCGCAGCATCGGAGTTCGCCCAGGATCCCAGCGGCTGGCTCGCGATCTGGGGCGCCCCGGGCAGTGGTAAAACACATCTCTCCCTGGCGGTGGCGAATGCACTGATAGCCCGGGAGCACCCGGTGGTATGGCGCTATGTGCCGGATGTCGTGTACAGGATGCGAGAGCTTGTATCGCTCCAGGAGCCGGACATGATCACCCCGACGCTCCTAGAGGCACCCGTCCTGATCCTCGATGATTTGGGCGCAGCTCGCTGGACCGATTACGTGACCGAGCGGCTGGAACTGGTGTTCGACCGCCGATACCGTGACCGCATGCCGACGATGGTCACGCTGATAGGGTCGGACCGACCAGGTCCGGACTACGATCTAGCCGAGCACGTGAAGCGCGCGATCTCGGTGTCCATTGGCCGGCGCATGCAGGATACGTCGATCTGCCGGATCGTGCACAATGCGGCTCCCCAATGGCGGGGTAGGTAATGCGTTTCGCCCGAACGAGCAGGGACTGGATGAAGGACGAGGCAGCGGAGGCGATGCGTCGGTCCGGTGTGATCCCGACCTGGCGGCAGGGAGAGCGAAACTGCCCTCAGTGCGGCGCGTTGTTATTCGAGAATCAGGACCACGACTTCGAGTGTCTCATGTGCGGCACCGTGGTCTACTGCACAGAAGTGGACGGGAGGAGGAGGTCAAAATAGCTATGACTCGATTGCCCTTCTGGAGCGACGACTTCGATTGGAGGATTGACGATGAGCATTGCCGCGGTGCGGTCGCCGATCATGTGGTTCGGTGGCAAGGGGAACATGGCATCCTGGGTGGCGGCGCATCTGCCGCCTCACCGGATATATGTCGAGCCGTTCGGCGGTGGCGCGTCGGTGTTGCTGGCCAAACCACCATCGCCGGTCGAGGTGTACAACGATATTGATCATGCTCTCTACGAGTTTTTCCTAGTGTTGTCCGACCCGACTCAGTTCGAGCGGTTCCACCGCCGCATAGCAGTTCTGCCTCACAGTCGTGAACTGTGGCGGCAGTGCCTGGAGACATGGCAATGCCAGAATGATCGAGTGGAGAGGGTCTGGCGATGGTTTGTGGTGGCGCGTCAGTCGTTTAGCGGGTTGTTTGGCAAGTCCTGGAGTTCGGCGGTTACGTGCAGCTACCGCGGGATGGCCGGGACATCGTCGAAGTGGCTCTCAACCGTTGAGAGCCTGCCACAGATCCATGCACGACTCCAGCGGGTGCAGATCGAGTGTGCCGACTGGCGGGTTATTCTGGACCGCTACGATACACCGGAGACGTTGTTCTACGTCGACCCTCCCTATGTGCCAGAAACCCGACGGGATGGCGCATACCACCACGAGCTCACCGGGGAGGACCATCGCGATCTGGTGGACCGGCTGCTGAATATCCAGGGCATGGCGGTGCTGAGCGGGTACCCGAGCCCCGTGTACGAGCCGCTGGAGAGGGCGGGATGGTGCATCGTGGATCGCGAGACCGCATGCTCCGCGGCCGGGCGAACGCGGGCAACCGGCATACGCGGGCAGGGGGCGGCGACGAGGATGCAGCCCCGCGTGGAGAGGCTGTGGATTGGCCCGCCCGGGCACGGCGGCAAGACTCTGTGGCAGGTGGCGGGGGAGGATGGGAAGACTGAGACGATGGCTGCCTACCTCACGACCGAGGCCGACCTGCTCTCGACGGTGATCGAGATGGCCCACGCATACGGCTGGCTGGTGCACCATATATACGACAGTCGCGTCAACCCGCGTGCACGTCGGAGGTCGGGGCGGGAGCGGTACATCGACCCTGGTTTTCCCGATCTGGTGCTATGCCGCCCGCCCCGGCTGCTGCTGGTGGAGTTGAAACGGCAGGATGGCAGGGTACGGCCGGAGCAGGTGACGTGGCTGGACGCGCTGGAGGACTGCGGCATGGAGTGCCACGTGTGGCGGCCATCAGACACGGATGAGATCGAGGAGGTGCTTATGAACAAGCAGATGGTACGAACGAAGCCTTGAGAAATAGATTGGAGAATGTGTCGCGGGAACTAAACATGTTCCGCGGAGAATTACTTCGGAGGCTGGAGTACATGGAAAAGCTGACCGAGGAGTAGTCAGGAGTTGATCCGGCTAGCCCGGGCTACATCAGTCAGATCGAAAAGGGGGTGATGCCGAGTGAAGCCACTGTCAACCGTGGCCGACCCAAACCAATTGATGCTACGGGAAACCTGCCGGCAGAGGGTGGGGGCTGGTAAGAAATGCAGGGACTCTGTTCATCTACGACCCCGGTCGCATCGTTGTGGTGCCTGACGGCGACAATCCCGTCGACCTGGCCGCGCTGCTCCGGCCGTGCGAGGGGCAGCGGGCACGTGTTATCGCCGCCGAGGGAAAGGATCGGCGGTGGGTGGTGATTGAAACGTCCGGGAGAGACTGAGTGACCCCGTTGACCAATTGTGCTACAATCGTGATGCGCGGCACTATCGTCGCCGAACGCGACACCAACGCCGCCCCAGCGCCCCGCTACGGGGCCACTGTCTGGGGCGGCGTTTTCATTTCGCACCCTAAGGCCGGAGGCTGAACTTGAGCAAGGTACGGATAGTCTGTGACTGCGGGAATGTGCTCGGCCAGAGGATCGCAGGATATATTGCCATTAGGTATGAACGCCGTGAGGTCATGGTGAAAGAGCGAGACATCGTGTCAATCAGATGCGAGCGATGTGGTTGCGTGTGGTGGAACGTCCTAGAGGCTTCCGATTCCCTTCCGGATTTGCGCGAGGTGACAGATGCCCTGGCAGTGGACTCCAAGGCGACGGCGAGCGGCTGAGCTAATCGCATCGGGCGAGAAAACCCAGCAGCAAATTGCGCACGAGCTCGGCATCACCGATCGTGTTCTACGCATGTGGCAACACAAACCGGAATTCGCCGAGTACGTCGCCGACCTGGAGCGGGCCATCCGTGAGGATGCCAAGCGCTATCTCGGCAGGCGAGCCTTGCACGCCGCCCGGCGGCTGGTGGATCTGATGGACTCCGGGAGCCCCAGGGACCAGGTTCGGCTCAAGGCTACGCTGGAGGTACTGGACCGCTCCGGAGTGACGGCCGTGCTCAAGGTGGCCTCCACCGATGCCGAGGGGAATGACCTGGCCGAGTTGCTGAAACGTCTTGCCGAAGGGGACCACGATGCTGCTCACCCATGAGACCCGCGCGCGTCTCCAGGAGGTGATCGACCGCTCGCGGCGGGATCTGGTCCATTTCGCGCGGGCCTTCTTCGGGATCGAGCCGTGCCCGAGGCAGGCCGAGGCCCTCGCCCTGGGCGGCCGGTGTCAGGTGAAGGTGGCCGGCCGCCGTTTCGGCAAGTCCACGCTTACGCTCATAGAGCTGGTCCACCACCTGGCGACCGGCTTGGGCCGGGTCTGGTACGTTACCGCCCCCAGCATCGATCAGACGAAGATCTACTTCTCGGAGCTGGAGCAGCGGGCTGGCGAGAACCTACTGCTGGCGAGCCTCCTGCGGGGGCCGATCAAGTGGAGTCCCTTCCCGTACGCCGAGTTCATCACGGGCTCCAAGCTCCTGGGTCGTTCCACCGCGCGCGACGGCCTGTATCTGCGTGGCAAGGGGGCGGATGGGGTCGCCATCACGGAGGCGGCCTTCGTCAAGGACCGTGTCTACCAGGACGTGATCCGGGCGATGGTGCTGGACAGGAATGGTCTGCTGCGCCTCGAGACGACGCCGAACGGCATGAACTATGTGTACAGCCTGTTCCAGAGCGGCCTCACCGATCCCACCGGCTACTACCGCTCGTTCCACGCGACGGTGTACGACAACACCCGCCTGGACCGGGACGAGATCGAGCGGATCCGGCGGGAGATACCGGAGCTTGCCTGGCGGGTGGAGTACATGGCCGAGTTCGTCGACGACGACGCGGCCATCTTCCCGTGGTCGCTGCTGGTTGAGCTGTTCGACGACTATCAGCCCGCGAACTCGCCGATGCCCGGCCATGCCTACTCCATCGGCGTGGACCTGGCCAAGTACCAGGACTACACCGCCGTGATCGTGCTGGACACCACCAGCGCCCCGTACCGGCTCGCCGAGTGGCATCGATACCGCGGTCGGCTCTACGCCGATGTTGCAGCCCAGGTGAACGAGCTGCAGGCGCGCTACAGGGCCCGGGTATATCTGGATGCCACGGGAGTGGGTGACCCTGTGGCCGAGCAGGTGTGCAACTGCGAGCCGTTCGTCTTCTCCGAGCGCACCCGGTCCGAGCTCGTCTCCAACCTGGTGGTCCTCGCCCAGCAGAGACAGCTTCAGCTCCCCTCCTCTTGGACGGTGCTGCGGGACGAGCTGAGGTATTTCCGCAACGTCCGGCACGGCGGGCACGTCAAGGCCGAGGCGACGGGCGGGCAGCACGATGACACGGTGATGGCGCTGGCGCTGGCCTGCTGGGCGGTGAAGGCCGGACGTTCGCCCGTAGGCCCCGAGATCCGAGAACTGTTCAGGAGGGCATCGATCTATGACTAGCACCGCTCTTCGCAGGCGATCCGTCCCTTGGTGGAGGCGCATCTTCGGCGAGATCAGCGCGCTGCGCTCCGTGAACCTGCAGCCGTTCGGCTTCTTCACGCCGTACACCCTGGACAGCTCCCGGGTGGACTACGCGTTGGCCCGGGCGCTGTATCGCAACATCGACGAACGATACAAGCTAGGCGCCGGCTTCGCCAGGCCGGTGATCAACACCACCGCCGGCTTCATGGGGGTGCCCCACTTCTCCCACCCCGATCCCGCCGCGGACAACGCCCTGGAGGATGTGATGGTCCGCTGGACGGGAAAGCTGCTTCGGGTGAACCGCAACGCCCTGCGGGATGGCGACGTGTTCGTGAGGTTGGTGCGGGGGCCGGACCGGTTCGATCCTCGGATGCAGAACTTCGACCTGGTGTTGGTCCCTCCCGAGTGGGTGACGCCGGTGCCAGACGTGCTGAACGGCGGCTGGCGGGAGCTGGTGATCCGCCATCCGGTGAAGATCACCGACGCCGATGGCCGGCTGGTCACCCAGTACACGGTGGTGGAGACGCTGACCCCCACCGGCCGCACGGTGGAGGCGGACCCGGCGGCGCCGGCGGAGGTCCGGGCCCAGAACCGCACCGAGCCGAACCCCTGGGGGTTCATCCCCGTGGTCCACTTCAAGAACGAGGCCGAGGAGAACCAGCTCTACGGCGCGAGCGACCTGGAACCCATCGAGCCCTTCATGCGGGCCTACCACGACACCATGATGTTCGCCGTGCAGGGGTCCAAGCTGTTCAGCCGGCCGAAGGTGAAGTTTCAGTTGGGGAACGTGCAGACCTTCCTGCAGAACAACTTCAGCGAGGAGCAAATCCGGAGCGGGAAGCTGTCTTTTGGCGAGCGGGACATCTACCTCCTCCAGGAGGGAGACGATGCCGCCTTCATCGCCGCCGACTCGGGGATCGAAGGAGTCACGGCGCTTCTGAAGCTGATCTTCTTCTGCATCGTGGACGTGTCCGAGACGCCGGAGTTTGCCTTCGGGACAGCGGTGCAGTCCAGCAAGGCGAGCGTGTCAGAACAGATGGTGCCGCTGGCGCGGAAGATCCGCCGCAAGCGAGGGCAGTTCGAGGAGTATTACGGCGAGCTGGCTAGCATGTTCCTGGCCATGTGGTCGCGGGTCGAGAACCACCCGCTGGATAGCTACTCGGTGGACATCGGTTGGGACGAGGTGAGTCCCAAGAACGACGCCGAGGTGGCTAGCACCATCAATACGCTGATCGAGGGGCTCTCCCAGGGGATCGAGAGCGGCCTCCTGTCGGTGGACGCGGCGGCGGAGTTCCTGCGGGAGTTTGTCCCCTCCATGCTCCCCTGGGCCGACGAGAACGCCGACGACGATGAGCGCCGCCGAGTGGCGAGGACGATGCTGCTGCTGCGGCGTATCCAGGACGGGCAGGGACTCGAGGATCTGGCGCCGGCGGGAGGGGGTGCGTCCAACGACGGCCAGGGCGGGGGACGGTAGATGGCCACGGCCGTCGGGGAGATCGGCGCGGGGACTGGCGGCGAGTACGCGGAATACCTCCTCGCCGCTAGGCGTCGCTTCGCCGAGGGGCACGCCACCACAGTTGATGAGCTGCGTCGGGTGTACCGCCGGGCGGCCGCGGCGGTTCGGCAGGATGTGGCATCGGCCACGCCTGGGACGCTCCGGCGCGGGCACCTGGTGGCCCTGGCGGCGCGGCTGGACCTGCGCGCCCGGGAGCTGAACCAACGGGTGCTGGACGCGGTCGAGAAGGGCATCCGGCTGTCGGTGGGGGCGGGGGTGAGCGGCCCGGAAAAGATCGCCGGCTCGCTCCTGGATGATGCCTTCGATGCCGGCGGGGTGCGGGCGCTCTTTGCCAACGTGAACGAGCGGGCAACGGTGGCGCTGCTGGCCAGGACCGGCCGGGATGGGCTGAAGCTCTCGGACCGGGTGTGGCGGATCGGGGAGCACTACCGCAACAATGTGCGGACCATCATCGAGGACGCGGTGGCGCGGGGCGAGAACGCCCGGGTGGTGGCGAGGAAGCTGGAGCAGTACCTACAGCCGGGAATGCACACGGCGCTGAAGGCCGAGACCCGGCGGCGGCTGGGCGTCTCCAAGGACGTCTCCATGGAGGCGATGCGGCTAGCGACGACAGAGATGAACAACGCCTTCCGAGAGGGCACGGTGATGGCAGCCCAGGCGACGCCGGGCTACCTGGGGGTGTACTGGAAGCTATCGGCGAGCCATCCCATCGCCGACGTGTGCGACGACTACGCCCGCCACAACGGCAACGGCTTCTGGCCGAAGGGCGAGGAGCCGACGACTCCTCACCCCTGGTGTTTGTGCTATCTGACTCCAGCTGTCGAGGACTCCGCGACCTTCAAGGAGCGGCTCAAGAAGTGGCTGAGCGATCCGGGTAGCCAGCCGGACCTGGAGCGATGGTACAATGGCACGGCCCGGCCCTTCCTGGAGAGGCCGGCGCCGCAGTTCCCGACGGGTGGGGCTCCAGGCAGCACGGATGTTAGACTCGAGACAGCCCATCATGGCGTCGGAGGTCGTTCTCGCATGGGTACGGAGAACCCCAACAAACCGTCGCGACCGCTTCGGCTGAGCGCGCCCAACCGACATATAGCTGCCAAGGTTGGGAAGCACAGTATACCAAAGGCAACTACTACTGTGGCGTTGAGCTCGGTTGATGTGGAGGCTGACATCGTCGCCATCAATCGCGGCGACGCGATCCGAGAGGGAAACGACTTCACGATCAACGGCCGGATCTATCGGATGAAAGGGCAAGATAGCGTGTTCCCACTGTCCGGTCCTGGCTTGTACCAGCTTGATAGGGGGGCATTCAGGGCGTTGATGGTGTATAATGAACTTGGGCTCACAGCCAGGGCTGAGCTGGAGCTGGATCGATGGGGTGTTATCGCTGAAGCACGAGAGTTGGCTCGTACTGTGTATCGTGCAGATCGGAGTCTCTAATGGTTTGGGAAGATCTCTTGCTGGATGGCTGGTTCGAGTTGTCTGACTTGGGTCGAGCACTAGCTGCTGCCTTCAATGTGGGCATGGGGCGCGTCCTGGTGGTGGACGACATGGGCGGAGACTTCGATGTATCCGGTATCGCAATCCTGGCTGAGCGTGTGGCCTTGCCAGGGCAGTTTCCCTTGAAATTAGGCATTTCCATCAGATACCATGAACTGTGGGATCGGCTGCAGTCTTGCGACGAGAAGATTCGCATCGTCAAAAGGCTATGTCGGGAGTTGGGGGCTTCTGCGGTGCTGGCCAGAGATGAGATGGATGGTGAGATGGACTACCTGATTCGCCCCACTGGTGAGATACTCGAGGCGGAGGTTGAGGAGGGGAAGATTCCGGGCGAGTATGTCCTTATCTCCGCCACTCGGAAACAGGATGCGGCCGCTTAGAGCCCTTGACACAACCACCATCCTGATGTAGCCTACACCTAGCAAGCGCGGCTATGCGGCATTCGTCGCACCGCGGAGTGCAACCGGCACCGGCCTTTACTGGCCAATAGCCGTCACATTCGGACCGATACGGTCCAAAGTGTGGCGGTTTTTGTTTGCGAATGGAGGCATGTCGAATTGACCGCTGTCCTGGCTGAGATCACGGCGGGATATGACAGGTGGTTACGAAAATCCGGCACATCTCTACGTGACATTAGGGCTAACGGCCTGAAGGAGCTGGCTGCTGCCGTGATAGCCCAAGCCCTTGACGATTTGGCAGTACCGATCCCGGCGGATCTCAAAGTACCGATTGATAAGCCAATCACAGATGGTTTGCCCGAGGATGATGCCAAGAAACTGCTGGCTGCTTGGAAAAACAAGGAGAATAGCCGACGACAACGTCTCGCTGATCTATCCGAATTGAGAGAAAGTGCGGAGGCTTGGATATTCGGCAATGACTGCGAGTTGTGGTGCGAATTAGCCGATGTCTCTGTTGAACGGTTCCGAGACAAGGCAGCGGAGCTGCTAGATGCGGAATATGCAAGCCAGCGACGACCTGCGTGAGTTTATGTTGGTCTTGAGGCGTGCCTTGCTGATGATCGTGCGATGGATCGAGCAGCGCTATGAGATAGCGCGGTAACCCAGCAACCGGCCCGCGCTCGTTGAGCCCCGGCCCGTTTCCCCGGCCCATGTGCCCAGGGGAGCGGGCCGGCTGTTTTGTGGAGGTTCCCATGGCACTCCGGATCAACAACGAGAGAGTGAGTTCCCGTTCGTGGGGATCTGTGGACAAATCCGCCCTCTGGCAGCGGTTGAAGCAGGCTCTTGCGGAGGGTGAGGCTGGCGCGGCCGAGGCGGTCCGCGAGGTGTATGCCGTCCTCAAGGCCGACGTCACCCCCGATCTGCGGGAAGCCGACTGCTGGGGACCCCATCATGAGATCACCCCCGAGGGGATCGTGCTGCTGAACCGCGGAGGGCTAATCGCTGCCGCCCAGGCCCTCGCCGGTGCCCGCTCCGATCCCTCCCTGAACGACGCCCAGATCCACCAGGCCGCGGCCCATCTGCTTCGCCACTACCGGGCCGTCGATGGCCTGACCCCGCCGGAAAGCCTCGTTAGCGCCGCAGGCGAGATGGCGCAGCTCGCGGCCAGCGTCTCGGGCGAGGTCTCCGTGCAGGACGTTCCCGTCGCCCCCTGGGCGGACCTGGTCGCCCTGAAGGCTGGAGACCCCGACCCCCTGGAAGTGGTGGTGGAGGTGCCGGCGGGGCGCTCGAAACGCGGCTGGAATTACACACCGGCTGCTCTGCAGCGGATCGTCGGCGAGGTGATGGGCCAGGGGCTGCCGGGCTTCCTGGGCCACCAGAAGCCGGAGGACGTCGACCATGAGTTTCCGCAGCCGGTTACCCACTGGATCGGAGCCAAGTTCGAGAACGGCAAAGCCTATTTCAGGGGGGTGGTAGATGCCGCGGCGGGCGATCTCAAGCGCTGGCTGCGGGCAAAGACAGTTAGAACCGTGAGCATCTTCGGGATACCGGAGCTGCAGCGGGTGGGCGGCGAGACCAATGTGGTGGATTACAAGCCATTGTCCATCGACTGGACCCCGTTGGGTCGGGCGGGGATGCCGACGGCGGTGGTCGCCATCGGCGAGATGGACGTGATCGAGGCCGTAGAGACGGGCAAAAACGGAGGTGTAGTAGTGACTCTTCAGGAGCTGCTCGCCGAACTCCGAAAGCAGGGCGCGAGCCCCGCTCAGGTGGTCGGCGAGATGGGATGGAAGCCAAAGGATGTTCTCGCGACCCTTGGGCTGAAGTTCGAGGAGCTGGCCGGCGAGATCGGAGGCGAGGCCTGGGCCGGAACGAAGGCGAGGGCCGACGCCGTGGGCGAGATCGCCACGGCCCTGGGGCTGGCCAAGGACACGAAGCCGGCGGACGTGGTGGCCGCGGCCAAGGCGGCACGGGATGCCCAGCTCAAGGCGGCACGAGCGGAGAAAGATGCGCTGATCGATCGGGTGATCGGCGAGATGGTGGTGGCCGAGGCCGCGCGGCCGATTGTGAAACGCATGCTCCAGCTCCCCGAGCGGGTGGATGAGGCCGCAATCAGGAAGGCCGTGGGCGAGCTCGTGGCCCAGGAGGACGTGAAGGCTGCCATGGCATCGGTGTTCAAGCAGGACGTGGTGCGGCCGGTGGATACGGCCCGCGACGGCGCCCAGTCCGGGCTGATCGTCCGGCGGGTGGCGATCTAAGGAGGTGCAGAGGTGGGCAGGAGAGTTTCCGACGGGCGGTCCGTCCGGGTGACGGTGCCCGAGAGCACAGTGGTGAACAAGGGCGATCTCGTGCTGCTGGACGGCTTCTTCGGCCTGGCGGTCCAGGCCGCCACGACGGGGGCGGGCGAGAGCACGGAGATCGTGCTGGACTGCGAAGAGGGGATCGAGATCGAGACCTCGCAGATCACGGCGGCAGATGCCTTCGCCAAGGGGGCCGCGGTGTACTGGGACGCCGCGACCAAGCTGCTGACCACGGCGGCGAATCCTGATGCGAGCGGCAACCCACAGAACAGGCCGGTGGGCCGGGTGACTGTGGCCAAGGACGCGAACGGCGTCATCTGGTTCAAGCTCGGACCCCAGGTCCAGGCGCACTAGGGGAGGTATGAGGAGCCATGAAGATCGTTAGCATCGAGACCCTGAGGGCGGAGAGGGCTCGGGAGAGCCGCGAACTGGAGCTCTCCTATGTCGCGCCCGACGGGAAGGAGAGGTCGGTCAGGACCCGCATCATCTCCGGCGAGATGGAGGCCTTCGCCCTCGCGAAGCCCATCGGCGAGATGATCACAACTCCGGCCGGCCTGGACCAGGTGGTCCAGAAGACGGTGGTGGACCTGCAGCTCGGCCGCGAGGCGGTGCCGCTGCTCTACCAGCCGGTCTACCGGCGGATAGAGGACCCCAACTTCACCCAGAACGTGGACATCCTACCCTTCACCCGGGCCCGGGTCTACTTCGTCGAACACATGGAGTTCGAGGAAGTCAAGTTCGGGGACCGGGTACTGGGCGCCAAGGCCACGGTGCCCATAGTCACATTCACCGCGGGGCTTGAGTGGACCGAGGACATGGTGCTGTACGACAAGACCTGGGAGGCGGCAGAAGCGAGCCGCGCCCTGGGCGAGGCGTACAACGCCCTGCTGAACCACATCCACTTCTACCCGATCCTGAGCTTCGCCTACGCGGCGAAGAACAAGACGGCGGCGGACAACACCGGCGCGACCTACCGGGAGAAGCTGCGGAACACCATCAAGAACGGCCTCGTCCACGCGAGTCAGGACAAGAACACCGACACCGGCGCGCCCAGGAGGCCGACCGTGCTGCTGGCTCACTCGTCCAAGCGGTGGGACATCGAGGAGTGCCTTCAGCGGATGGTGATCGGCGGCACGGAGTACCCGGCCATCGGCGGGATCGACACCCTGATCTTCTACGACGGCTGGAGCACGGTGGTCGGGGAGAAGACCACCACCTACCAGGGCTGCGACCCCGGCAAGGCGTACCTGATCGAGCCGCGCAAGTACCTGATCGAGCTGGTGAAGCACGATCTCCGGGTGGATGCCTCGGGCGCCGATATCAAGCGCCTCGTGGAGAACACCGTGGTGGCCAGGGCCAGGCGCGGGATGTACGCCAGCCCGGCGGATGCGGTCGAGGAGCTCACGCTCCCGTAGGTGATGGAGGTGGGCAGGGATGACGCCCACGGATGACCTGAGAAGCCGGCTGCGCCGCGCCCTGGACGAGGCGATCCCCTCGGGCGGGACCGATGCCGCTACCCGGTTCACCAACGCTGCGATAGATGAGCTGCGCTCCGAGGCGTCTTGCCTGGAAGCGGCCGCCGCCGAGGGCTGGACCCGGAAGGCGGCGAGGGCGATCTCCGAGAGGGGCGGTCTGGAGGAGTCCAGCGTCGGGAGCGAGAAGCTGAAATTCGTGTCCATCGACTCTTACCGCCGGCACTGCTTGGAGATGGCAGAGCTGTACCGCTCTAGGGTGCCGGGTGTTGGATCGAGGCTGCTCGCCTTTGAGCCGCCGGACGTATTGGGTGTGGGGCAGTCCTAGACGGGGTGTAGTGGAATGGTGGAGACAGGGAACGGGCAGATAACGCCCAGGATGCTGCTGGAACGGATCGATCGGTTGGAGCAGCGGATGGCCGAGCAGTTCGGCGAGCTGCGGGAGAAGCTCGAGCAGCTGCCGCCCCGCTGTGCGGACCACGAGGCGCGGCTGAGGCAGGTCGAGAGTGCTGCCCAGGTCCGGACCTGGGAGGCGCGCATGTACGGCGCGATTGCCACCGTGGCAGCAGCGATTGCGGGTGTGTTGGGCATAAAGGGGGTGAGCCAATGATACCGGTGGAGATCGGCGGGGTGGCGGTGGTGCCGCTGATCATCGCGGTGGTGGCACTGCTGAAGGGCCTGGGTCTCGACAAGAGATGGGCGCCACTGGCCGCGGTTTTGGTGGGCGTGGTGATCGCCCTGGCCAACCAGGCCGCCCAGGTAGCGCCCGGGTTCTCCGGCTGGTACCAGGCCGTACTGGCGGGACTGGCGGCGGGATTGGCCGCGGTCGGGTTGTACTCGGGCAGCAAGAACACCCTCGGCGGCTAGTGGTGGCGGAGGTGGGGGCATGGGCAGTACGGAGATCGCGCGCCTGTCCCACATGAGCCGCGAGACCTTCGTCGAGTGGCAGGCGCGGGTGAACAGCCTGTCGGTGATGCAGTTCGAGGCGATGTTCGAGGTGACGCGGTGCGACTGCGGCTGGCGGGGCTGCCAGGCTGGCAGGTGGAGTTGAAGCCCGCCGAGGCCAGAGAGGCGACATGGACATACTGAGCGCCCTGTGCGCGGCCCACCGGCGGATGATCGCCGAGAACCCGGTCCAGGTGACCATCAGCCGCACCGAGCGGGTCGAGCAGAATGGAGCCTTTGCCGAGGTGAAGAGCCAGCACGGCCCCTACACCGTACGGTTGTTCCAGAACCTGTCCCAACGCAGCGCTCGGGAGGTCACGGTGACACCCGGCACGAAGCAGACGGACACCCGCTGGGGGCTCGCGGCGGATGAGAGTGCCGATCTGCGGGCTGGGCCGGACGTGACCGATGAATTCGAGGTGGCGGGTGTCGGCAGCTTCCGGGTAACGGCTGTCTATCCCCTGATGCTGGCGGGGGCGACCTATGGCTACCAGGCGGAGCTGGAGAGGGTTAGCTGAATGGCCTTCGGGGACGGTGCCAGGGAGTTCATCGAGCGGAAGAAGGCGGCGGTGATCGCCCTCGTCCAAAACAAGGCCCAGGAGGTCGAGGGCTACATGAAGGACCACGCCCCCTGGACCGACCGCACGGGGAACGCGAGAAACGGTCTGATGGCCACGACCTTCGTGGAGCAGCGTGGCAACACGACGCGGGTGATGCTGCACATGGGGCATTCGGTGGAGTACGGCGTGCATTTGGAAGAGGCCCACGCCTCCAGATGGGCCATCGCCAAGCCTACGGCCGAGCGTGCTCGTAATGACCTGGTCCGCGAGGTCCCAGGGGTGTGGGAGGGCTGAGACATGCGAGCGACCTTGCGTCAGCTCCTCATAACGGGCGTTCCCGCTGTGGGCGGGCGGGTATTCGAGCCTCACGCGGCCGGCACCAAGACCGAGAAGCCCTTCCTGGTGGTGCGGGAGGGGGTACAGGACGCCGGTGACCCCTGGGCGGGGGTCTCCACCGTCGTGGAGATATGGCCGTATGCCGCGCACGAGTCCTTTGTCGGGGTGGACGCCCTCGCCGCGGCGGTGATCGGATGCCTCCATCGCCGGCGCTTCTCCGAAGGTGCGGATCAGTACCTGGCCGACTATCTGGGCTCGGCGGGGCAGGACTACTACGACGAGGAATGGGGCGCCATCACCCGGGGTTTGCGCTTTCGGGTCTATACGCTGGGATGGCTAAACGGACTGACGTATGAGCCGGACCCCGTGGCGGCGCTGCGGTTGTGGGCTTCCGAGACTTGGCCGGAGCTGCACACGGACCCGGCGACGTGGGCACCGGAGGATGCGTCGCCGGGGCTGTACTGGCGCCTGGTGAGCATTGCTCCCAGCCAGATGCTGAGCTGGGGGACGTGGCTGGACGTGACGATCCGGGGGCACCTGGTGGCGCCTTCGGCGGCAACGAGGCTTAGCTGGCTGCGCCGAGTCACAGAGGGAGTGGCTGTAACCCGACGGTGGATATTGTCGGATGGATCACCATTGTACATACCGGATGATTCGCAGCGGGTCACCGTGGATAGCGAGGCGGACCCAATGAGAGCAGGGCAACTGAAGCTCAGCGCGCGTATGGGCGTGCTCGCCCCGGCGGCGCTCGTGCCCCTGGTGACCCGGGCGGTGGTCGGCGGCGATGTGAGTGGGGAGGTGACGTGATGGCGACAAAGGAACCCGAGGCAGTGTACGGCCGTGACGAACTCATGGCCGCGGCTGCCTCGTTCGGCGTGAAGGCGGAGGTGGTGGCGGGCGCCCTCAAGCTCGCGGGCAGGAATGCCATGACCCGCAAGGAGGCGGAGGCCGCCATCAAGAGGTTCATGGAGAGAGAGGTGTAAGGGATGGCCGGATCTACCTTTCAACCGGGCGAGACAAAAATCCGCCCGGGTGTGTACGTGAGAACAACCAGTGCAGGCCCTGCGGAGCTACCGGGTGTGACCCGGGGGATCGTGGCTGCACTGCTCCGAGCAAGCTGGGGACCGCTGGCCATTGTGCAGAGTCTTGA